CGGGCACGGTGTAGGTGTGGAGCGCCCCGTCATCCGGCTCCGGCTCGACGAACTCCGGCTCAGCGGGCGCGTATGCCTGCGCAGCGCCGAGCACATCCTTGATAGGGCAGACGATGCGCGTATTGTCGAGATGCGGGCACTGCCCGTCGTCGCGAGGTACCTCGCACCCATACGGGCCGTAATACACGCATGGGCCGCTCTCAGGCTGCCGAGTCGAGAGCCCGAGCAGTTCCCGGGCCTCTTCGGGCGTCGCGAANATGAGGATCATGCCGTCACCTCCTGTGTCGCACAGNATTCCAGGACGCCTGGCGAGAGTCGCCAGATGGCTTTTTGACCGGCGCTCCTGCCAACGAGGGTAAATATACCCGCGTTGCGGAACCGGCTCAGGCAGACGCCNGGAGGGATATCGACCCCCGAGCGTCGCGAGGCGCCTGGCGGCAAACGGCTGATCCCCGACGGCGCCGTAGATCTCCTTAATAAAATCGCCGTGGATCTGGAGGGTCCGGGCGATCGTTTTCGAAGCCATCACGGCGCCTCCATGCATTGTTTGCAGAGCGTCTTGCCCTGGAANAGNTGCGAGAGTTTCGCCTGGTTCGCAGGCACGGCCTCGCCGCACTCTGCACAGAGGCTGAAACCTTCCGGCGGTGCAGCCGCCGCCGCAGGCGCGGAGGCTTCCGGGGTCGGCGGTGCACTCGGCGCGGGATCTGGTGCAGCCGTGGGCGGCTTGATGCACTGTGCGACGGCCGCCGCTGCTTGCTCCGCCGCTGTAGGGGGCTGGACCCATCCCCGGGGTCGGGGCAGCCACAGGTGGCGCGACCTTCGCATGCTCCTTGACTGGCGCGCGGAGNNGTNGGCGTTCCGACGTCCGGNACCTTGTCGAGCGGCGTCGAGGTGATCGAGGAGATCACCTGCCGCACTGTGAGCCGGTCCGCATCGGTCGCGCTGTTAGTATACTTGAGGAGTTTGCGGCCGAAAAATCACCACAGCGTCGTCGTAGTCGCGCTCGGTCTCGACGTGCCCAGCGATGGAGAGGGAGATGGTCCCCCCGTTCTCCAGCGGGACCGCAGCGCCGAGGATGACCTCTTTCGGGGTGAAGCTCATCACTCCACCTCCGGCGCATACGCGCGCGATAGGTCGATCGGCGCAACGGAAGTGAACCGATCGCCAAATGCANCCATCAGGATCAGGAGCGTCTTCTCGGGCTGCTCATNGCCGAACCGGACGAGCACCACTTTCTCGGTGCCGATCCGCTCCGCGAGGGCACATGCCTCCTTGAGGCGGTCGAGTGAGTATCCCCCGATGATCTCTGGGGCGTCTGGCGAGAGCGTCCCGACTACGTGCCCGGCGCCGACGGTGTTGCTGGCATTGGCGACCCACTGTCACAAATTTGGCGTCGTCGATAACCAACGCGCCCCACCATGCCCGTGCAGATCGGCGGGGAGCCAGGGCGTCGAGGTAAACTAAAATCCTGCCGCATCTACTCCACCCCCACCGGAGCGACCGCGATGCAGCCGATCTGCCGGTCGCCGAACCGTGCCTCGCCGTCGAGCCCGATCAGGAGCAGGTGCGTTTTCCCGTCGCGCTCGATGCTGCCGACCTCGACGTCGTCGTAGCCGCAGGCCTGGAGCGCCCGCAGCGCCCGGACCAGGGTCTCGATCCGATACTCGCCGACGTGGTGCGTCTGGTCGCCGCTCTCGAACGCGGCGACGTAAAACGCTCCTGCCGGGGTGTCGCTGTCGGAGAACGTGCCGCAGGGGAGTGCGGGGATCACTCCGACCCCCCGGGCGCACATACTCAACCGTCGCACCGAGATCCTTGACCTCGACCTCGCAGCAGTCGTCGAACGTCCCCTTGCCCAGCAGAGCCTCGGCCTTACCGATGGCGACAGTGGAGCACCGGACGAACGCCTCCGCGCCGAATCGGGCGAAGAACCGCTCCGGGATCACCGTGCGCTGCTTGCGGGTGCGGACCTTGAGCCGGAACGAGCCCTGCTTGGTGACGCCCTGCTCCTGCGCCTTCGCGATCGCCTGCCGGCGCTCCTCCTCGCAGCGCTCGATCCGGCGCTTGATCTCGATGACATCCGGCCGCTCGTCGAACTCCTGCTGTAGGGCAGCGAGCGCCTCCCGGTACTCATCGGCCCGGATCCGGGCCATGAACGCGCGTTCGAGTATGTCGGTCATTCCGACCCACTCCCGCGCATATTCTCGAGCGCCTTCCGGATATCTCCCTGCATGCAATCATCCCCCGCCTGATTGCCGAACGCGCACTCTTTACAGGTGTATTCAGCCGGGCACGGGTGATCGATGATCGCCAGGATCGCGTCGTAATCCTCCTGCCCCTTGAGCGCCCGCGGCGACAGGTCGCGGTCGATGTCGTCGAGGATGCTGCGTATCTGCGCCAACTGGTCGCGGATGTCGGTCATCGGCGCGCCGCCCCCGGTCCCGGATCTCCCGGGCGATCGCGACCATCGCGCAGACGCCCCGCTCGCGGTCAAACCATGCGCAGTCATCGGTCAGGGCAAGCGCAGAGCCCGCCGTCGTCCCGGCGGATTAACGGGCAGTAGTTGCGGGCCATCAGCACCGCCCCCACTCGGCCTGCATCTCCTCCAGCGCGGAGACGGGGAGGTCCTCGACGTACCGCACCCGGTGCACCCGACACAGTGCGCTGAGCGCCTCCGATCGTTCCGCGCGCATCCGGCGTCCGCGCAGTCTCGGCAGATCCCGTCGCTGCTCGCGGTCGGTGCGCCGCAGGAGCGGCAGGCGATCATGCGATCCGCGCGCCCCGGGAGCCCTACCTCGCGTGCGGCATGCTCCGCGGCCGCAACTAATATACGATCGAACGTACCATCCTGAGCGTCGGTTCCCGCTCCCGGTTTGCAGGCGGTGGCGCAGGGGGCCGACACAGTTATACCTTTTCGTCATAATTTCACTCTCTCCATATTGAGGTATGCCCGCAGCGCCATTTCTGTGGCAAACGATGCGGACACCCCCCACANTNGAGGCGTAATCTCTGAGNCGATCCGCAACNTCCTGNCTAACGTAGACCTGGAGNTTTGGTTTTGGTTTTGNGCTGTTCCGCTGCCTCATATTCATAGATCAACTCCCAGATATATAATGTATTCGGTTTGGCTCTACTCCGATGAAGGGCGTTTTCAAAATTGGACGGATGCGAAGAGGTCACGCCCCTCACAGTCTCGCCTCTTCCACCGTGTCCGGCTCCGGGCGCCACGGCGCCGCAGTCAGCTCTTCCAACTCTTCGGCGTAGTCCTCCGCGACCGACATGTTCCGCCAGCCGCGCCCGGTGTTAACCTCCAGGACGAGCATGGGCCACTTGCCCCGCATCTCTGCCTCGATCACGACCTCGTGCCCATCCTCCAGACGGAGGGCGATCTCGTCAAAGTAGATCCGGCCGTCCTCATCAACAACGGGTGCGGTAACCGTCACGACTGCGCCACGGAGGTCCTCGTTGAGATAGGTCTCCAGTTCCTCCCGAGCGGCCTCAGGGATAGAGTCTAATAATTCTGCCACTGTTACCGCCTCCAGGGTTGATCCTCGCTGTCTACCCACTCAATCAACGCATGGATTGCGTCGGCCATCGTCTCCCCGTAGCGCATCCGGGCCGCGAGGCGGTCCCGGTCGCTGCGATAGATGCGGATGTTGACATACTCTTTGGGGAGAGAGTTGAGGTCATCCTTCGTGATCTCAAGCCCGTTTCCCTCCTGAAGCGAGTCCAGAATCTCGAGTTCCATGAACTCGAAATATGGACGCTCGGCTTCAGCGCCCGCGAACGCGAAGTACTCCTCTAGCGTCATGTTCGGCCGGTCTTGATGATCGATCCTGATGTTGTCGAGCCGGATGAGGTCTTGTCCCTCTGGGATGTCGAGCCGGATCCTATATTCATATCCCTTCGAGTTGGTGAAAATCATTTAGATCGCCTCCCGCACCTTGCTTGCAACCTCGCCGAGCATTTCGCCCGGGAACCCGGTCGTCTCCATATCCGCGCCGATCTGCTTCATAACCCATGCTGCTGTCGTTAGCGCGGTGCTTGGCGCGATCTTATCCCAGATGAACTGTTTGAGGTAGTAGCCGTTTCCTGCCTCTTTCATCTGGCTCTTCGGAACCCAGACCTCTTTCTCCCGGCCGGTCGCGAAGATGTCATATCCAGACCCGGCGATCTGCGGGACCCGGATTAGGATTGCCTTCTCAGTCTCTTTCAGGAAGGGGAACGTGATGCAGATTTCCCCGTGTTTTGTGGTGGCTTTCAGTCCGATGGTTTGAGTCATTCTCTTTCACCTCTTACAAGTTATATGTATTGNATGTAATAGTATATATANCTATCGCANNAAGGNNAGANCGAGGCACNTAGGGCACGANNGATCGTAACTTTCCACATGAAGAGAGAGATCTTAAAAAGTTACGATCNTANNTNCCCAGTATGCCCTCGCCGGATCAGAGGTGCGCTTTCCGGGCGTCGAACGACCCGGGCTCCAGTATTATCCGTAAGGAGAGAAAAGGGGGTTATTTGGGAGGGACGTCGGACGAGCCAGACTCGTCTCGGGCCTGCTCGATCAGCGTATGAATCTTGTCCGCCATCATATCCCCGTACTTCATGGTCGCGGCGAGGCGGTCGCGGTCCGCCCGGTAGATCCGGATGTTGACGTACTCTTTGGGGAGAGAATCAAGATCCTCTTGCGAAATCCCAAGCCCGTTTCCCTCCTGAAGCGAGTCCAGAATCTCAAGTTCCATGAACTCGAAATACGGACGCTCGGCTCCAGCGTCCGCGAACGCGAAGTATTCCTCCAGAGTCATATCTGGCCTGTCTGGGTGGTCGATCCTGATGTTATCGAGCGTGAGGGGCCATCCCCTCCTGCCCAACGAGCCGGATATGATACTCGTATCCCTGCGAGTTGGTGAAAATCATTTAGATCGCCTCCCGCACCTTGCTTGCAACCTCGCCGAGCATTTCGCCCGGGAACCCGGTTGTCTCCAGGTCCGCGCCGATCTGCTTCATAACCCATGCTGCTGTTGTAAGTGCGGTGCTTGGCGCGATCCTCTCCCAGAGGTCGTAGGGCTTGAGATAATACCCATTTCCGGCCTCCTTCATTCGGCTTTTTGGAATCCAGACCTCTTTCTCCCGCCGGTCGCAAAGATGTCGCATCCAGACCTGGCGATCTGCGGGACCCGGATTAGGATTGCCTTCTCAGTCTCTTTCAGGACGGGGAACGTGATGCAGATTTCCCCGTGTTTGTGGTGGCTTTCAGCCCAATGGTTTGAGTCATTCTCTTTCACCTCTTACAATATATGTATTGGATGTAATAGTATATATAAGTATCGTTACGGCTCTATCCGCACAATCTTCACCCGCTTCCCCCGCCAACTGCGCGGCACGAGTACCCGGGCGGTGGTCCCGGTTGCCCGGGCAGTCTTCTC